CTGAAATCATGGGGAAGCGATACGCGGCGGGCGTCGCTCTCCGGCCTGAGCTTCACAACGAAAAGGATGTCGAGGAACTGGCGGTCGAAATCTGGAGCGAGTTCCGCAACATGGAAATCATGCCCACAATCGCGCAATGACGCCCGAAGAAACGCCACGTCAGAAAGAGCTTCGCGTTATTCGCGGAGCCGCACAATCGCTGTCCAAAAACAAGGATTGGGAGCGCGTGTGGATTCACCTGCAAAAACGCTATCCCATCGCCGCGCCAGTTTTTGAAACCGGCCACGAAGGCAACACGCACCGCGCCGCCAAGAAGGACGGCAACCGCGAAGTGATGTCTCACATTCTCGCGCTCATGACTTTACCTCTAGACGTTGATTTTGAGATCGACGCCATGGAGTTGAAACCCGCAGAAGCAACAAGCACCACCCACGCACCCGTATGATTACCATCGAAGGAAAAGCCGTTCTTCGCAACGGCCAGCAAATCGCAGAGCTGGAGGGCGGCGTTGTCCGCTCTCTATCGAAACTCCCGCCCGTCATCATGGGCCAAGTCCGCAAGGCCGCAGGAGCCGACGTGACTTTTGAGGTCATCGCGTTCGAGGCCATCGAAAGCGCCGAGGAAAAGCCCGACAAGACGGAAACGCCCGAGGTCGAGCAAAGCAAGCCCGAACCTGCCGAGGAAACGGACCTGACGACCATCTACGGTATCACGGTTGCGGCTGACAAGGGGCTGATTCCCATGTACCCGGCTATGCACGAAGCTCTTGGCAGTCGCACGCCCGCCTTTGTGGCCTGGGCGAAAACGATCCTGAGCGCCGATGACTTCGCGCGCGAGTATGCTGGCAAGACATTGCCGACCGTCGAGGAGGTCGAGTTCCAGTTCGGCAAGATCGCCCGCGCAAATGCCAAGCACGAAAAGGCGTCCGAAAGCGAACACGGCGGCGAACCCATCTAAGCCACACCCAACAGCACCAATATGAGCACGACCATCCTCCAACAAGGCCAGCAACAGCAGCAAAGCGACGGCCAACAGCAGCAACAGCAACAGCAACAGGGGCAGCAACAGCAAGGCCAGCAAGGCGGCGGGCTGTCCTTCCACGAACTCATCAACCCGGACGGCACTTTCGCGCAGGGCTGGACCGACAAGCTGCCCGAGGCCTTCAAGCCATTCGGGCCAAGTGTCGGGCGTTTCCCTTCCATTACCGACCTCATCGGCGGTTATGCGAACGCGGAAAAGGCCATTTCGGCCAAAAAGCTCACTCCTCCCGGCGAGAACGCCACGCCTGAGCAGGTCGCCGAATGGCGGAAGCTCGTCGGCGCTCCCGACAAGCCGGACGGCTACGGCCCCTTGAAGCCTGAAAAGCTGCCTGCGGGTGCCGAGTGGAGCGATGAACTCGCGGGCAAGCTCGCGGAAATCGGTCACAAACATCACCTGCCGAAAGCCGCGCTGGCTGACCTTGTGGCGCTCAATCTCTCGGCACAGGAAGCGGCGGCCCAAAAGAACGGCACGGACGCAGAGGCCTACGTTGCACAGCAGACCGAGGCGTTGAAAAAGGAATGGGGCCAAGGCTACGAGGAAAATCTGGCGCAGTCCGTCAAGGCCGCGAAGCTCCTGGGCGTGGACATCACCGACCCCGAAGTGGGCAGCAACGCGAAGATGATCCGGCTCCTGCATTCGGCCTCGAAGCTCATGCGCGAAGATAAACTTCTCGGCGGCGACGGCGCGCAGGCGACGCTTCGCGAGCAGGCCGACCAAATCCGCAAGGGCGACGACTACCAGGGCAAGAACGGCCTTGAGAAGCAGAAGGCCGCGCAGGCTCGCATTGCCGCGCTGCTTGGCGAAAAATTGTGATGATGGACGCTTGACAACGCGGCGGGTGTTTCACTCCGTCGCGTTGTCCAAGCGACCTCTCACACGACAAGAGAGGCAATCGCGAAGCAAGGCTGACGGCCCGCTTCGCGCGGGGAACCGAAAGACCGAGCTTGAACGCCAAAGGCACCGGACACGCCAAGGCAATCAACCTCTCATTCTTTCTTCACCTTTATGGCTGAAATCCCCTCATTCTACAAAACCGAGTTTGCGACCAACTGGGAGCAGGCTTACCAGCAAATGAACTCCCGCATGAAGGGTGCCGTCACGGCCTCTCCCTTCACCGGCGCTCGCAAGTGGTTCAACGAACTCGACCAAACCGAGATGTCCGAAGTGACTGACCGCAAGGCCGACACTGGCGACGGTGACTCCACCGGCTTCAAGTATTGGCTCTTCCGCCGCAAGTTCCAGTTCGTCAAAAGCTGGGACGAAGACGACGCCGTTCAACTCGGCGAAATCACGCTCCCGCAGTCGGACGAAATCATGTCCGCTGCCGCCGCCGAAAACCGCCGCGCCGATGACCTCATTATTGAGGCCATGGACGCAACGCGCTACATCGGCGAAAACGGCACCGATTCCGACGCCTTCCTTTCGGCGCAATCCATCGCGGTCAACTACGTGCCTTCCGGCTCGACGGTTGATTCCGGCCTCACGATGGGCAAGCTCCGCTATGCGAAGCGCCTCTTCGACCTCGCCGAAGTGCCCGAGTCGGAACGCTACCTCGCCTACGGTGCGCGTCAGCTCGACGACGCCCTTGGCATCACCGAAGTCACCAGCCGCGACTACAACGACTTTATGGCGTTGAAGGACGGCAAGGTTGACCGCTTCATGGGCTTTACCTGGGTGCCTTCTCAGCGCCTCAGCGTGGCGAGCAACGTCCGCAAGGTCGTGGCTTGGCACAAGTCCGGCGTCCGCTTCGCTGACCTCGAACGTCACGTCCACATCGACGTGCTTCCTGCGAAGTCGCACAAGACCCAGCTTCGCGCCGTCAAGCGCATGGGTGCCGTTCGCGCCAAGAACAAAGGCGTCGTCCGCATCTACTGCAACGAGCCGTGATGAATCTCGGGGCGCTCCTTTTGGGAAGCGCCCTTTTCCTCAAACCTTCACCTTTTTTCTCTTCCTATGGCTACCATCTATTCCGACCTCGCAACGGCCCAAAACTCGGCCCTTTCCGATCAGTCCAAGTCTCCTTCGCTCCCGGCCTACGGCGGCGATCTCAAGTATCTCGACGTTACGGTTTCCGTCGCGTCGTCCATAACGACCTCTGACGCCATCTATCTTTGCCGCCTTCCCAAAGGCGCGCGGTTGGTGCCGTCTCTTATCTCCGTCGATTATGGCGACCCCGGCGACGCTCTCACGCTCAAGCTCGGCGATGCCAGCGACGACGACCGCTATGTTTCCGGGCTTGCGCTCGGTGGCTCGGCGGGCCGCAAAGAACTGACCGAAGGAACGGAAGGTGCCGCGTTCCTGACGCCCTACAAGCTGACGGATGCCGGTTGGCTCATCGCGACTCCAACGACCGTGACGAGCGCCGCCGCGCACACGCAGGTGTGGCACATCGTTTACACGCTCGGTTAAACCATTCGCCCTTCGGGTGTGGCGAGGCGCATGCAGTGGCGCACAAAACAGCGGGGGCCGTCCTTTCTTGTTGGGGCGGCTCCCGCATTTCTTTGAAGACGAACCATGACCAAGACTGACATTTTCAACATTGCTCTAGGCCTTATCGGCGGTAAATCGCTCTCGAATGCTGACACAGACACGACCCCGCAGGCCGTGAGTGGCCGGAAGTTTTGGGAACTGGCGCTCAATGAAGCTCTCAGCGCGCAGAACTGGAACTTTGCCACGAAACGCACGCGCCTGAAAGTCACGCGCACGGCCATCACGTCCATTGCCAACAATGGCGGCGTTGTCCGAGTCACGAAAAACTCGCACGGTCTGGTGACTGACGACCGAGTTGCGATTGAGGATGTACCTTGCGCGGTCGGGTCGTTCTTTGTGACGCGGATCGACGACAACGTTTTCGACCTGCAAGACAGCGTTTATGCGTCCGGCTATTCGAGCGGCGGAACGTTCCTGAAAATCCCGGCTTTCGGCTGGGACTATCGCCATGCGCTGCCGTCCGATTGCGTCAAGGTCCGGCGCGTGCTTGATGACCCTGACCGCGACATGGAGGAGAACGATACGGAACCGTTTCGCGTCGAATCAGGCTTCATCTTCTGCGACCTCGAAACGGCCTTTGTGTCCTACACGTGGCGCAACGAAACAACCTCGACCTATCCGCATGAGTTCGTGGCGGCGCTCTCGACGCTCCTTGCCTCGTATCTGGCGCAAGACCTCGCTGGACCGGCTGGACGCTCGCAGGAGCTTCGCCAGACCTATGAACGGCTCATGCTGCCGAATGCACGCGGACGTGATGCGCGCGAGGGCAAGGGCGATACTGACGTGAGCACGACGCAAAGCGAACTCCACAACGCCCGCTTCGCATGAGCATCGCAACCCGAACCTTTCAGGCTTCCTTCAATGGCGGCGAACTTTCGCCCCTGCTCGACTCCCGGCCCGATGCGGCCATTTACCGCGACGGTTGCCGCGAGCTTCAAAACTGCGTTGTGCGGCCCTACGGCGGAGCGTTCAAGCGTCCCGGCCTGCAATACGGCGGGGCCGTCAAGACCTCCTCGACGGCGACGCGCTTGATTCCCTTCAAGCGTTCGACCTCGACCAACTACGTTATCGAGATGGGGGATAGCTACATGCGCTTTTGGAAAGGCGGCTCTGCCATGACGCGCATTACAAGTGGAACGCCTGTCGAAATCGCATCCCCCTACACGGCTGCGCAGCTTCAAGCGGTGCAGTTCTGCCAGATCAACGACGTGATGTTCCTTGTGCATCCGTCGCATGCTCCGCGCCGTCTTTCTCGCAATTCGGAGACAAGCTGGACCCTTGAAGTGTTCCCGTTCGACTTCCCGCCCATGTCGGACATCAACGACACGACGACGACGATCCGCATTCAACCGGGCGTTTCTGCGTGGGCAACCTCGACGGCCTACACGGTCGGGCAAGTTCGCCTCGAAAGCGGCCTGCTGTATATGTGCGCAACGGCCCACACGTCCGGCACGTTTGCGACCGACCTTGCGGCCTCGCGCTGGAAAGCAGTTAAGCCTCGCGGGCCTTGGGTGCGCGACGACGACCACGACACCGCCGATATGGTGGACGTGAACGGCACGCGCTATGTCTGCATTCTCTCGACGGCGGGCCTGATTGCTGGCTCTGGCTACAATGCCAATCCTCGACCCGGCTCCGGTTCCGGCTGGGCTACCTACTGGCTCGCGGTCGGTGACTCCAATCTTCGCCTCTTTGCCAGTTCCTCGACCTTTTCCGCTGCCGATGTCGGGACGTATTTCCGCATCGACGTAGGATGCTCGAAGCGTTCGCTTTTCCTGTCCACCAATCACACGGCTGGCGCAACGCACGTCACGGAACCCATGTTCATTGCCGGTGACGCGCTCATTCGCTCGACCATCACAACGACGAACTATTCCGGCTATCTGAACGGCGGCGTCAAGGGAGAGCTGTATCTTGAGTTCAGCAAGGACCGTAGCACTTGGGACCGCGTTCGCCATTGGGGCTTCAAGAACCCGGCAGACGGCAACATTGCCTCGACCTACAACGGCCCCTCGACGGGCGGCTATTACCGCATTCGGTGGGAACCCGGCATTACCTCGACGGCGCGCGACCAAGGATTTTTGATCGAAGCGACTACCGGCGTCGTGACGGCGCTGGTCAAGATCGACTCCTATGTTTCAGCCACGGAGGTCACGGCCTCCTTTGTGCTGCCAGACATCACGTTCGCGCCCTGCGAGATTCTGACGCAGGACAATCGGAATTGGTATCGCGGAGCCTTCGGGGCCAACTACCCGCGCGCCGTGGCCTTCCATGAGGCGCGCCTTTGGTTCGCTGGTGTGTCGGGCGACGCCTCGCGGGCATGGTCTAGCCGCGTCGATGACTTCTATAATTTCTTCACCGGCCCGGAAGATGACGACGGCATCGACATTACGCTTTCGAGCGTCGAGACAAATCAAATCGAGTGGATGGCCTCGCTTGGCCGGAATCTCGTTATCGGGACGACCGGGGAGGAGTGGATCATCAACAGCGGCGAATCCGACTCGGTGCTGACTGCCGACAACATGCGCGCCCGCCTGACAACCCGGAACGGCTCCGCGCCGCTTGCGCCGCAGATGGTGAACGATGCCTTGTTTTGGTGCCCTCGAAGTGCGCGCCGCCTCCATGAGTTCAACTACGATTTCAGCCGCGACGCTTGGAGCGGGTCTGACGTGCTGCAATTTGCCGAACATTTGGGCGCTTCGGGCTTGGTCGATATGGACTTTGCGGCCATGCCCGATTCGGTCCTTTGGGCCGTCAATGGCGACGGGGAGCTTTGCGGCTTCACCTACGACCGACGCCAGAACGTCACGGCATGGCATCGCCACGTCACGGATGGCTATTTCGAGAGCGTCGCGACCATCTACGGAGACAATGGACGTGATGAAGTGTGGTTCGTGGTGCGTCGGACCATCAACGGCGCGACGGTTCGCAACGTCGAAAGGTTCTATCCGACCGCGCAGGACTTCGATTTCGACACCGCGAGCGATTTCTTCTATGTGGATTCAGGCCTCAAGGTCACGCCCTCGGGAACGTCCATCACGGGCCTTTCGCACCTCGAAGGCAAGGAGGTCAAGATTTGGGCCGATGGTGCCCGGATCGAGACGAAAACGGTTTCCTCCGGGGCCGTCACGCTCTCGACCGCTGCCACGTCGGCCATCGTGGGCCTTGCCTATGAGGCCACGCTTCGACCGATGCGCCTTGAAGTCGTGCTAGATGACGGCACCGGGCAGGGGCGGCACTGGCGTCCAAACCGGCTCATTGCCTGCCTCTACAACTCCATTGGGGGCGAGTTCCGCACGGGCGGCGACTGGACGGCACTGGACTACTCGACCCCCTACGAGCGCGAACAGGCCGACGAACCGGCGCTCACAGTCAGGACAGAGCGCATTTCGAGCCACGTCCCGGCAGATTGGGAGGACTCCATCGAACTGCAATTCCGCAGCGCCGATCCCGTGCCTTTTAACTTGCTCGCATACATTTTGATTCATGAAGTGGAGGGGAAATAAGCCATGGCATTCGCACCCATTTTTGCAGGACTAAGCGCCGCCGCCTCCATCGGGGGACTGGGCATGAGCCTTTACGCCAACAAGCAGCAACAGCAGGCCGCCAAAATCGAGGGCGACATGCAGGCGCGCGCGGCGGAGGACGAGGCCAAGCGGAAGCAAATCGAGCTTGCCGAGAACCAGCGCCGCACGGCCAAGAATCAGGCGGGGGCACGCGCCACGCAGGCGGCCCGCATGGCCTTGAGCGGCACGGGCGGAGGCTCGCCGCTCTCCATCATGGCCGAGACGCTGACGCTTCAACAGCGCGAGCTTTCTGATACCCAATACGGCGGCGACCTCACGACCCGCGCGTTGACCAACCAAGCCACAGATGCCCGCTACGGCGCGGCCTCAAGCGTCGCGGCACTCAAGCAACGCGGGACTGGCCTACTCATCGAAGGCGTCGGCCAGCTTGCGCAAATGGGCTACGGCGTGGCTCGCAACTATCCCCGCAAAGCATCATGAGTGCCCGATACCGCAACGGCCAGACTGATTTACTGCAATCCGGCGTTCAACCGCTGGAAACGGCCCGCATCGCCGCGCCTACCGATGACATCGGGCGCGGCTTGATGAGCCTCGGGGCCAGTGGTGCCCGTGTTTTCGCGGAGTACACGCGAGTCAATGACGCCCGCGAACTGCTCGAAGCGGAGCAGGACATGCAGAAGGCCGCGAATGACTTTGCGGTTTTCCAGACCCAAAGCCCGGACGAAAAGACCTGGCTCCCGAAGTGGCAGCAAATTTCCGGCGAACTCGAAAAGCGGAACGGGCAGCGTCGGCTTTCGGCGGATGGTCGTCTCTCGCTCGCGCAGGGTGTGGGCCGCTGGGCCACAAACCAAACGGGCCGCGTTCAGGAGCAGGCCTTAAAGCAGACCGCCGCGCGCGCCTTGCAGGCTGGGCAAAATTCCATTAACGCCGCGATTGAGAGCGGCGATGCCGACCGCGCCCTTGGGGCAATCACGCTTTTGGAGACTTCCGGCACGATCTTTCCCGAACAGGCAGAGGCGATGCGGCAGGATGCGACACGCGCCCTCAAGACCAAGACGGCGGAAAAGGAGTTCGAGGAGCTTTCCATGATGGCCACGACCAACCCCGCGATGGCGCGAGAGTTGGCCGACGAGGGCGTTAAGGCCTCTCGCATCTCGGACCTGCAACGGTTCAAGATTAACGCCATGGCCGACCGGCAAGAGGAACAGAACCGCACCGATAGCTTCAACACGTTCCGCCGTCGCATCGGTGTTGGTGATTTGCCCTCGCCCGACGAACTCAAGGCCGACGCCTCCTTGACGGACCTCGACCGGCAAGAGCTTGTCACGCTCGCGACCTCGAAGCCCTCAAATGACGAGGAGCTTTTTCAGCGTCAAATCACCGCCATTGGCTCGATGCCCTCGAATGCCGCGCCGTTGGAGCGTGCCAAGTATGAGGCTTTTCTTGAAGCGAATTTCAGCGGCCCGCATCTCGACCACCTGCGCAGCCTCTACGATGCGCGCTTTGCTTCTGGCGGTGTCGAGGCAGTCCGCACGGCGGAGGCCTTTCAGGCGCTCGATTCTGCGGCCTTTGATGAGCAGCTTCTTGGAGCCTTCAAGGTCGCCAAAACGGACGAAACCGGCAAGCCGCTGTATCGCAAAAAGGAGGGCTTGTTCTTCAAGCGTGACGGTCTTTTTGGCGTCAAGGAAGTGCAGCAACCCGCGCAGGAGGAGCCGGTTTTCGAGGAGGATGCGGCCAAGAAAACGGAAGTACTGCGCAAGGTCGCCGAAATCAAAGAGACGATCACGCGCGAAGTGAAGGCCGGAACGCTCAAGACCTCCGAAGAAGTCTTTTCACGCATCTCCTCGCTGGCTCGCGCGCCCATCAATTCCCGCGCTGCCTCCGAAGTCTTGCCCGCTGCCCTGCTGCTCCTTCCTGAAAACACAGGATCGACGCCGCCAAACCTTGACGACATCCTGAAAAAGCATGCCCCAAATCCTTGAGAGTGAAGCCTTCGCGCTGGCGCAAGGTGTCGACGCCATGACGCCCGAGAACCAAGCGCGTGCTGCTGACGTGCTGCGCCGGTATCGGGAGCAGCAACGCGAATACGGTTTGCCTGATTTCCCGACCGCCGAACAGCAACGGCGCGAAGGTGAGGACCGCTATTTTTCCCTGTTCGACGACTTGAAGAATGTGGATGCCGCCTCGCCGTCGTTCTCGACCGGCCTCCGTCTTTCGGCAAATCCCGATGCCGACCGGGCGCGGGTCGTCAATACGGCCTTCTTGGCTCGCCAGTATGGCAAGACGGCGGAGGAAGTTTCTCGCGCCTTCCCGTTCTTCCGCGACGACTTCGCGGCCAAGTCCGGCGCTGAACCAGGCCTCGAAGATGCGGCCTTTTACCAGCATGCCGCCAAGATCGCGAAAGGCCAGAAGGCCGCGCGCGACGTGCAGGAGCGTTCCCTGAATGAAGGGTTCCGCGCTGCCGTCGAGGGCATGGGGAGCCTTGAAAAGCTCGCCGAAGTCCGCGCGCAGGCGGCAGGCAACACCGATAATGAGATTGACGCCAAGGCGTTCCTTTCGGCCTACGAGCAGACCCAGGCCGTCATGAGCAGGCACGCGGGTTTCATCCGCGAGTTTTCCGATGCCATCGCGTCCGATATGGACGGCGGGCAAGTTGACCTCGGGCCGCTGAACGAAAGGCTTCTCGACCTGCCCGGAACGGAGCGCCGTCTTGTGCTGGCGGCTCTGCGCATGCAGGCCGAAAAGGGCAGCGAGAAGGTCAAGGAGTCGAAGGGTGGCAAATACGATCTTTTTGCCGGTAAGTTCCTGCAACAGACCGGCGAGGCAGCGGGCCGATTGGCTCGAAGCGCCGCGATGGATCAGCCACGCATGGAGCGTCTGATTGAATTAGTGCCCTCGTCCGGCGAAGTGCTGGCCTCTGGCGAAATCAAGACTGCTGAACAGGCCCGCGCCTATGTGCGCGATTCGCTGTTTCGCAGTGATGCGGCGGAGCTTTCGGCCACGATGGCAGGACCGGGCGGCTTTGGGGGTATGCCGGTCGATGACGACCGCGTGCGCGTCACGCTTGATGCAGAGGCCCAAAAGCTCATCCGTGACGCCAAAGAGCGAGAATTGAAGCGTCTGCGAGTCCAGAACGAAATCCGGCAGATTGGCGAAATTGCCGACCCTATCCCGAACGTCTTTGCCTCGACTATTGGAACCAGCGGCGCGGCTTTGGGCCTCATGGCTGGAACTCGCGGCCTTGCGGCTCCGGCGCTTTGGAATGCCTACACGAACATTGAATACAACGATCTGAGCTTGAAATACCCGCAGATGACCAGCGCGGACAAGAAGCTCGTCGCTGGCGTTTCCGCTGCCGTTCAAACGGCGCTCGATTACGTGGGCGTGAAGGCGCTCAACAAGCTGCCCGGTATCAAGAGCCTCGTTTCGCAGCCGTTCACGCGTCAGCTTGCGGCGCGCGCCTTGGCTCGCGGTGGCGTCTCGTTCGCGTCTGAAAACGTCGTCGAGGCCGCGCAGGACATCGCAACGCCTGCCATCATCGAAGCCCTGCGGGTGGACGCTCCAGGCTTTGATGCAGCGGCGGAGGCTCGCGACTTCTGGAAGGGCCGCGCCGATGTGGCGATTGGGCTGCTTCCATTGACGCTCCTCGGCATTGGGGCCGCGTCCGTGAACGAGTATCGCGGCGCGAAAGAACTGCTGACGTGGAACGACCAACTCGGGGCCGCTGGCGTGGTGGAGACGGATCGCGCCGCCATCAGCGAGGCCGCACAAGCGGGCGACGTGGCGAAGGCGCAAAGTCTGCTCATAGAAGCCTGGGGCCGTCGTTCGCCCGAAGTCGCCGCCGAATATCAGGACGCCATGAGTCAGCGCCAGAACGACCTCGCCAGCGCGACGGCGGAGCTTGAACGCCTTGGCGCCATGCCGACCCTCGCCCGCGATGCGGACGGCTGGACGGTGACGAGCGACGGCAAGACGGCCAAGTTTGCGACATGGGAAGAGGCGCGAGAAGTCGCGACCGCTGCCATGAATGACTTGGAGCAAAAGCAAATCCTTCTCGCGACTGAGCTAACGGATCGCCTGCTAGGCGGCAAGTTTGGCGACCTTCAAGAAACCTCTACCTTGAGGCCACAAGAAGAAACGCTGGGCGACAACGTTCGCGAAGGCACCCTGACGGCTGAGACAGCTATGGAGGCGGCGGTTGCTGGCGGGATCATCAAGGGCGTCACAATGTCGGAAGCTCGTGCCATTGCGGGCGAGGTTTTTGGCGATAACCCCAGCGAGCGGGCTATGCGCTTTCGGGAAGATGTCGAATCCGCTGTTATTCTTGGGCGCAACGAAACGGCGGGCGGCGTCTCTCGCAGCACAATCAATCTGGCCGACAACAAAGCCGCGTTCCTGACCGCATTGGAGGAACCCCTAGAAGGTCGAGTTAAGCACGGTCTAACGACGGGCGTTTTTCGCCGCGAGTCTTTGGCGAAAATCATTCAAGGCGTCGAACAGGCCACGGGCGAAACATTCCTCGAAGGCTCGACATGGGATGAAATCGCCGCTTCATCGGAAACCGCTCCGCGCCCTCTCATCGAGGCTATTTCCCGCGTCATTGTTGCGGATGTCTTTGGACGCATGAAAGAAGGTAAATGGTTTGCGCCCGGATCGGCTTCCAAGTCCTTGAATCTGAACGACCGCGAACAGTCGGCCTTTGCCGCTATCCTCAAGATGTTTCGGGATTACTTGGTCGCTGTTTTGCGCGCGGCCTCGAAGCTCGCCAAAGCACGCCAAGAAGGCAAGCTAGGCGGCGAATACGATGCTCTTTTTGATGCTCTCACGGGTGGCAGTTCGCAGCTTGAGCACGATGCAGGCGCGACCAAAGAGGCGGACGCCATCGCGGCGGAGGCCGTCGATACTTCCGGCTATTCGCCCGAGAATCCGGGGCCGAATGGCGAGACGTTTTCTTTGTCGGCGAGCGAGATCATCACGCCGGAAAATAAAGTTGCTGATAGTATCATGGGCAAGCCTGCCGCCGATATTTTCGCCGAAGTAAAAAAACGTCATGGTGTAACTCGGTCCATTTATGAGGCTGGTTACATTCTGCCGGATGGAACAATGCTTGATTTCTCAGGACGTGCAGACGCAGGCGATTTTAAGCAAGGACCGGATTTGATTTTTAGGCCAACAGGCGGGCGCGATTGGATGAAGGATCAACGCGGAGTAGATCATCGCGAAATTGAATGGCAGGATATGCCAAGTTATAAAGAGACATGGGAACCAATGGTTGCCTTTCTCCGGCTCGGAGCCGTGCGCGTAGATGCTAACAGCGGCATGATTTCTATGCACAGTCGAGCCAAAATCACTGCTGCTCAGGCATCGGCCCTTAAATCCATTGTTGTTGCTGCGGACGGCGCATATATTGACCTTGAGGATGACGCAAGAAATCGTTCCTCGATGCAATTAAACGGCGGCAAGTGGGGCAAGGTGAATGGATTGCTGACACGGTGGGCAAATGGAGAAACTCCACAATTTGAGGGCGAAACCTTCTCCATCCGCGCCGTCTCTTCAGCTGATGCTCGGTTTCGTTTTGATGGCATCGCTAAAGAAGATCCAATTAACGACGGCAGTCGAGTTGGGACAGCATGGCAAGGTAAAGTCAAACCGACCACGCAAGACACCAACAACGGAATTGCCACGGTGACACCAAAGGGACTGAAAAAGCAGATGGGAATGCTAACCCAATTTATCGACGGCGTCCCCCTTCCAAAATATATCACGGACTTGACCGACCCAACAGAGAGGATGAGAGCATTCATCGCTTTCCAAAAGGGAAATCTTTTGGCGCTTTATGATGCTTTTGAAAAGTTATCGCCGGATTACGTTGTCAGATCAACTCACTGGTATGATGGGGCAAGACTAATCGCTGAAAGAATTCGTGATTCATATAATCTGACCGTTGAGCAGTCGTCTGCAATTATTGCAGTCTTCAGCCCGATGAAAGATTGGTTCCAAAATGTAGCAATGGGACAGCGGTTTGCTGACATCATGGCAAACTACAAGGACACTGTAATTACCAATAAAGGGATGCGCGGAGCAGTTGATGAAATGGTCAATGCTGCCGAGAATGGAAAGTATCTCAATGATGCGCTCAAATTCATTGATGGTCGCACCATTGCTGATTTGCTAACGGACAAGTCTGAAGGTGGCAGGAAATTGGCGGCGGTTGCGGTTAGGCTTTTATCTACTCACGTTCACGGTTTGACGCATGATGTGCTAACTCCCGAAGGTGAATCAATGGGAGTGCGGAAAAACCTTGATGGTTCAAACAAGAAAATGGTTTGGCAGTCCTACGCTTTTATCGTGAAAGCTATTTCCATTTACGAGAATGGCAGTCTTGAAAACATTTCAGAGACACTTGGAACTGAGCATAAGATTCGCAATTTTTACAACAACATCATTTCACCAACATCTCCTTTTGGGGATGCCACTGTGGACACTCATGCAGTCAATGCTGCGGTTTTGTTTCCGATGGGGGGCAGTGCATATTTAACGACTTTAAACTTTGGCGAGGCTGGCATGGCTGGAGGTGGCAACTCTGGCTTATATTGGCTTTTTCATGAGGCACTCCGTGAGGCAGCAGCAGAACGTGGCGTTCTCCCGCGTCAGATGCAGTCCATCACCTGGGAGGCAATTCGTGGATTGTTTCCAGACACCATGAAGCGCAACAAAAAATTTGTTGCTAAGATTGTCGATATCTGGGAATCTTCACCAGATGCTGAATCTGCTAGATCTCGAATCCTTGAACTGGGAATCACTCCACCCGAATGGGCAAGAGTGGGTTCCAGTGTTGTTGGAAGCGAGGCAGGGATGGCAGGAAATCTTGGGCAAGCAATTGACTCCGAAAGAAGTGTTCGATCTGGAATTCGACAAGGACGCAAAAGCGGACCTTCTAGCGCAAATGTAGGTCAATCCTTTTCCCTCCGTCCCGGCGATTTTGCCGCCCGCATGGAGGCCAAGTTTTCGCTTTTTCAGGCCAAACCGGAATTGCGCCTTGCCATCGCGCAGGTTGCAAAAGAGCGAGCTTTGCGTCTCGGTGCCGAGTGGATCGCCAAAGGTGACGTGATCCGCACCGCTAAGGACATCGGCAAAGAGCAGGCATTCCGCGAGGCTGACGGCTTCGACCGGCGCATGAAGGCCTATCTCGATGGCCTTTCCGAAAATGCACGTCAGACGCTCGAATTTGAGCCGTCCGCGCTCGAAGATGACACGCTCGTTTCGGCCATGCTGGACTTCGGCAAGCTCATGTCGTTCACGACGGCGAAGCGTTCCGGCAAGGTCGAGGCCAAGAGCGGCGACTACGACGGCCAGCCGTGGCTTCCTGCCTCCTTCTTCTCGAAGGGCGCAGGCATCATGCCGGACCAAATGGCGCAGGCCATGAGCGACCAAGGCCTAATCCCTGACGCCTACACGGACACGCTTTGGGCTGAACTCGGGAAGCGCATCGAAGCGACCCGCAAAGACAAGGCTGCGCATCGTGAGGCCGTGCAGTCCTACAAGGACGCGCAGAAAGCCGCGAAGGCAGAAGCCAAGGCGGAGGCGGAAGCCTGGGCAAATCAGGCCCGCAAGACAGCCGGAAGCCCGAAGGCGCAACGCGACATGCTGAAAGCAGCCCTTCGCACGCTGGACGGCATCCTCGCCGCCGCTCCGCCCGAAGTCCGCGCCCGTGTGGGCGGATACGTGAAGCTCGCAGGTCTGGCGACCGACGAGGCCATGTTGGCCGAAATTGAACGCCGTATCGACAAGATGAACCGCGAGCTTGAGAAGTATCTCAAGAAGGAAGGCCGCGCCGAACTGACGCGACTCTTCAAGAAGGCGGCTCCAAAGAACGAATCCGGCGAAAAGGCACAAGGCAAGATTGGCCCCGAGTTCCACGCATGGTTTGCCCTCGCGGAGTCGGCGGCGGAAATGTCGCCCGAGAAAGCAGACGAGGCTATCGTTGCGGCAGAGCAGGCACTTGAGGCCGACGTTACCGCCGCGCAGCTTGCGGGTCTGTCTGCATGGCTGGGCCGCGAAGTCTCGGATTTGGACGAGGCCCGGACCTTGCAGGACATTCGCCTTACGGTGCTTCAAACGTTCGGCAGCACGCTTTACAGCACGGACGCGCAGGCACCGCGCAACGCCGCTGAAATCATGGCTGCGGTCGATGCCGCCAAGGAGCAGTACATCAAGGGTCGCGTGACCCATCTCGAAAAGATGGCGGCTCGTCGCGAGCGTCGTCAAGAATGGCGCACAAAGGGCATTGCGTTGGTCGGCGGTGCCGCAACGGGAGATTCGGTGCGCGGCCAAATGGCCCGCAGTCCTTCCGACCTCAAGCGTCTGGCGTCGGACTACCTCGACACCGGCCTTGATGCCAGCGGCTTTTTCCGCTCGCTACTCGGGGAGGGCGACCTTTACCAGACCGTCCAGCGCTCCATCTTGGAGGCCGACGCCCAAGAGCAAGACGCCATGAAGGCGCGACGCGCTGAGTTCGCGAGGCTGCTCAAGAGCACGTTTTCGGGTGGCAAAACGGCACGTCTGCGCGGCCTTTGGGAATTGCAGCGAATCCAAGAGGGAACGCCGCTCGGCACCTTCTCGCAAATGCAGGCCGTGCAATTTACGCTCTGGTTTCAAGACCTCGATTCCCGCGAATGGCTGGCCTCTCACGGCTACGGCGAGGAGTGGCAGGCCAAGGCGGAGAAATGGCTGACGCCAGAAGCCAAGAAAATCCGCGCTTGGCTGCTCGAAAAATACGGCCAGCAATACGACCGCATCAACCCTGTTTTCCGCGAGCTGCGAGGCGTCAACCTGCCGCGCGTGGAGGCCTACGGCGGCATGCGCCAAGTCGAGAACATGGGCAAGGACGGCAGCGTTGCCCTCACTGCTGACAACATGGCGGGCGGCATGGCGGCGGGCTTCACAAAAACGCGCGTCTCGTCTCCGACTGGACCGCCTAAAAACGTCGATGCGCTGGCGAACTATTGGGGCAATGCCTTTCAGGTCGAGCACTACATCGCATGGGCTGAACCGTTGGCCGAAATGCGCGCCGTCGTGGGCCATCGCGACTTTCGCATGGCCGTCGAATCCAACCTTGGAGCGGCCAAGAGCGCGCAAATGATGCGTTGGATTGACGATCTGGAGAAGTCCGGCCAGCGAAACGCCATCATGAACACCCTGAGCGGCGACTTGATGCAGCGATGGGGGAGCGCCGCCTCCGCGTCGGCCCTATTGTTCAAGGTCGGGGTTCTGTTGAAGCAAGCAACCGCCGCGCTCGGTAGCGCCTTCAAGGTGGGCCTCGGCAGCTATGCGCGCAGTCTTGGCCGGGTGCTTTCGGGTAGTTCCTCGATTTCGCTCCGCGAGGCGTGGAATAGCGACTCCGTGCAACGCCGCATCAATGACTATGATCCCGAGATGCGGGAGGCCTTTCAGGCCCACCAAAAGCGCCGGTTCGAGAACGAAATCCTCGATGTCCTGACCCAATACCCAAATCGAGCACTCGAAGGCGGATGGTATGCCATCGGGTTCACGGATGCGGTTTTCACGACCGTTAGCGCGGCGGTCGCGCATGACGCATCCTATCGCGAAGGGCTGGCGGCAGGGCTGAACAGCGAGCAGGCAATGGCCTACGCGGGCGAGCAAATGACCCTGATCGTCAAGGAGACGGCGCAACCCGACAGCACGGCGACGAAATCGCAGTTCGAAAACTCGGTCGGCAATCCTTGGCTCCGTGTCATTTTCGCTTTCCAGAGCGCGAACCGCCAGGCTTTCGGCCTGAGCCTGCTATCCTACAAGCACGGCGACAAGTTCGCGTCTCGCCTGATCCTCGGGCATCTCATCATCCCCATCGTCTCGCAGACCATCGGGAACATGATCCGCGACGGCTTCACGGATGCGGACGATGATGAAATTTGGACGCTCAAGGGCTATCTGGCCTCAATGCTCCTCGGGCCGTTCTCTGGCGCGTTGCAGCTTGGGCCGTTGCTCGAAGTTCTGGCGCAGAAAACGTTTGGCGCTGAACCGCGAGTTGCTTCAAATCCTGCGGCCACGGCCCTTACGGCGCTTGGCTCCATTCTCGAAGGCGACTTCGACAGCGGCGACATTGGCCGGGTCGTTACGGAATTGAGCAACATTCTCGGCGGTCGAGCCTCGGCGACGGGCGCGGGCTGGAACATCATCCGCCAATTGCTCGGCTTGCAGGAGAACGCCGAAAACGACCAGTGACCAGACATCCGGTGCCGTAGCCGGTGGCGAAAATGCCGGGAAGCAGGATAATGCATCCGATGATGCCCTTGCCGGTGCCCTTGCGCATCGTTCCGTCCAACGTGTCCCGGCTCGCGTCCGCGCCAAGCAGGAACACGACGGGAAGCCAGAAGAGAAACCAGAAGGTAAGCCAGATTTTCACGCCGCAAGTCTGCCCTGACATTCCGAAGCTGTCCAGTGTAGAAAAGCCTGCGGTTCGGTGAATAGGAAACGGGCACGGTTTCTCCCGGTGAAGGAAAAACCGTGCGCTGCGTGTACGGAGCCATGAGGTTTCCGAGCACTTGCGCTGAGACAGCCCACGGTTGACCAGAATAACAGGCTGTTGTCTCAACGGGTTCCGCCGCCTCTCGGGCAGCAGTCAATTTTACGGCTCCTTAAATCGCAGTCAGGGAGCCACCGTTGCAATCAGTCTTTGCCAAGTGACCTCCTTTTCAGGTGAGAGTGTTGGCGCTAGAACGACCCCAAACAAAAAGCCGACCTCTGGCAGATGATCGGCTTTTTGCGCTGCCCCCTTTGGGTTCGTGCGCTTTATGGGCGGACGCTCCTGCCAGAGAGCAACCTATCGTTGTAGGGTTCTATCGGGTGAATCTCCTTTCGGAAAGTCAATCGCGATTTCACGCACTTTTTCCGGGGTTTGCCCCAAAAGTCACGCAGTTTTTCCGGGGTTTACTTGGGCTTGGCCGGTTCGCTTACCGTTCGCTTACCGTTCGCTAAGCGTTGGCTAAGCGTTCGCTTAGAGAAAGCCGTAGCCGGGACTTGACACGCCCGCGCCCGTTTCCCCGAAGTTGCGCATGACCAACGCGGCTTTTCTCTCCTCCGTTCAAACCAGTGGCACCGGCACGAATTTCGTTACGCTTCCGTCCTCCATCTGCAACGCCGTTCATGTCCTGAATGGGACCGGCACAACTCTTGCGTTCAAGCGCGGAAGCGATTCGGCTACCTTTGAGATTCCGACCGGCTCAGGCTATTCGTTCTACGGCATCACAAACGCGAACCAGATTTCCTTCAAGCGTGCCGATGACTCGAACACGCAAGTCACCCTCAAGAGCATCGAAGCCGAATACGAATCATGATTCACTCCGCCAAATTCGGCGGGATTAACCGCCCGCGCAGGCGTCCGCGATTTGTGACAAGCGGCAGTTCAACTTTGCCTGAAACGCTTGAATACATTACGCGATTGGTTGCGGCGGGCGACAGCCTGACGAGCGAACAGACCACGGCGCTGAATACGTGCATCGACACCTTGAAAACAGGGGGCGTGTGGGATTTGCTGGACGAGGTTTATTGCTTTGGCGGAAGCACGCTGGCGGGCCAAAAAGTAAAGCTCAAATACGCCTCGGGCAACGCAGACACGTTGACGACGTTTAACATGACCAATGCTGACGCCTCCATGACGGGCGGCTTTGGTCCGGGCGCTACCAATGCCAACAAGTATGCGACAACGGGCTACATCCCGGCCAGCTATTCCCGCACTTACACGGATTTTAGCTATGGGGTTTCGATGCTTGGACAACCCAGCGCGGGCGGTGGTAATGGTAATTTTATCAATGACACGCCGGTTTCGACGATCTTTAAGCTGACTCTGAACCCCAATTATGGCGGGCTGTGGCCGACGATTGCCAACACTTGCGTTCCCGGTCAGATCAATGGATTTCACAGTTACTCACTGACCAGCAGTGGGCAGCGGCGCGGGATCGACGATGCAATTGTAGATTTGTCAACGCACGCTCAAACGCCTACGTTTCCAACGCAAATCAGCCTTTGGCGCAGCGCGTTCAATAGCAGCACCGATTTTGCCACCGGCAAGATGGGCTTTGCCTTTGTGGGCGCAGGTTTGACCGATGCGCAGCAGCGAACACTCGGCGGCGCGGTTCGCGCTTTGGAATACGCTTGGGGGCGGCGCTCCGCTCCGAATGGTCGCATTGTGTTTATGGGTGACTCAATCACTCAAGGGTCAAATGCTTCTCCTGTCTATACAGCGCGCTTTGGGTCGCTGGTTGCGGCCTCGGCTTCTTTGCTAGAAATCAATCTCGGCGTTCAAGGGGGGAAATTGATGGGCACAGCGGGTAGCTCACTCAAGAATCGCTACGGTGACGCCTTGTTGGCGACGCCGCAAAAGGTGGTCATCATGATCGGGACGAACGACGCGGCCTCTGTTTATTCGAGTCAGTTCCGCACGGATTATGACACCGTTCTGAGCGGGCTCATCAGTGGCGGCATGAGCGCGGCTGACATCGTGGTTTGCTCGTTGCCGTTTTGCACCAATACCGGAGCGCGGCCACAAGCCAATCAACAGCTTTATGCAGATGCGGCGTCTGCTGCTGCGGCGGCGGTTGGGGCTGTGTATGTGGATATTTTTGCACTGACGCTCGCAACCCCCAGCTACATTTCAGCCGACACCATTCACCCGACGACAGCCGGTCACGCTGCTATTGCAACTGCCATTTCTGCTGCGCTATGAGCAATCCGCTGACTGAACACACCGATGCACAAGCGCCCGTGCAATTTGGCACAGTGTGGCGCGTGATGGCGGTGTTATCCTTCCTGATGCTGTCCTCGATGTGCGGGGGCGTGTTCCTGTGGGGGCTGTGGGTCACTGGCTCCATCTCGACGCACAGCAATCAAATCAGCGTGCTTTTTGAGCGCACTTCGGGCGGCAAGGGCATCACGCAGAGCGTGAACGTGGGCAGCGCAGAGGCTGATACCGAGATGGTGGACAGTGCCAAAACGTGGCTGACTACCAAAGACGTAGCGGAGCGCGAGGGCTGTGACGAGCGAACCGTTTTGAACTACATCGCACGCGGTCAAATCGTGCCAATGCCCGAGAAGGACGGCAAGAGCTGGCGCATTTCCGCAGGGTTCCGAATCATTCCGAATCCCGCCGAATCTGGCGGAAAGGTCGCGGTCAAGATCGAACCTGAATGCGAGGAGGCCACGCCATGAGCCGTCGCGTCGTCTATTTCATTTTGAACGGCATCCACACGAACCCGGCACAAACGGACGGCTGGGTGGATGAGGCCGCGACGCTGCTGAACCGGCAGACGCCCGATTACGTGAAGCCGGAAAAGTTTGAGTATTACACGACGGCGCTGACTCGCAGGCTGT